CTTTATGAAACCACGGTCTTGTGCTATTGACAAACAATATTGATTGAGCATACTCACAAATGGCAACTCGCGGTCATATTGCCGCATGATCGCTGCCGCCTCTTCCTCTGATTTGTTGATCATCTCCGCAAAGCGTGGGATGCCCGCGCCATAGGCTTTAGCGAAGTTGGTGTCCTTGGCAGGCTTGCGCTCCAGTCCAGTCCATTGCGCCACCAGAGCATGAAAATCGGTATTTGGATCATCGTAATACTTTTGGGCCGCGTCGCGAGCCTTGGGCAAATCGAGTGAGGCTGCATAGTGCACGATCAGGCGGTATTCCTGTTGGCTGTAGTCGCAGCTTGCCCAGAGCTCATCGTCCTCCGGGCGAAATGCGCCACGGAAGGCCTTGGCGAAACGCTCATCGCGATGTGGTGCCTGCTGGAGCGGAGGGTCGGCATAGCTGAACCGATAGCTGCGCGTTCCACCCTCCTCACCACGAAACTGGTTGATACCCGCATGAATGCGTCCATTGTGCGCGTAATCCAAGATAAAGTTCTGGATGAACTTCTCAGCCATTTCGGTCAGCTGTTCAGCCCTGGAGACAAATCGCGGTAACCAATGCGGATGTTTGCGCATCCATGGAGCCTGGAAGGCCATGCGCCCGGTCTTCTCAGTGCGGTTTGGATTGTATACATTTTGTTCAACAAACATTCGCTCAAGAGATTTGGGGGAGCGACATTCCTCAATGGTGACTGACTCTCGTCCCAATTTGCGCGCGAGCCGCGCTAGCACCCGGTCGCGCTCTTTCAATAGCCAGTGCTTGCGCTGCTCAGCTGCGTCAACATTCACCGCGATGCCGCGCAGCCGCATTTCTAGCACCATAGGCATGAGGTCATATTCCAATTGGAGCGCAGTCTCCAATTGTTGATGTTTGATCTCCTGCATTAGGTCTTCTGCGAGCATCAGGGTGGCGCACGCGTCCTGCTCAGCGTAGGGGCCAACATATTTGGCGGACAGTCGCCACAAATCGGCTTTAGGGTCGATGCCCAGTTGCTCAGCCATCTCTTCGAGCAGGCTTTCATCCTTGCCTGGTAGTCCACGCCATTTGCAGAGCCGGTCGAGGCTATAGCTCAGCTGGTTCTCATCCACAAGCATGGCCATAGCTTCAGTGTCGGCAATCTTGGCACTGGAGAGGTTCAAACCCCAGTCTGTGCGTAACCATCCCAGGTCATGAGCACCATGGTGCATAATTATCTGAATGCCTGACTCAACGTGGTCTTTGAGCCAGGTCGCGACCTGGTTCACTGGAAAACAGATTGAACTCGGATGGCACACCGGGGCGAAGAAACTATGCACCTCATCATTCATGCGCCAGGCAGCAGACAGTCCACTGATGTAGCCATAGCGAAGCGGCCAGCCTGACCCCATCTTATTTGTCAGACCGATGTCCTTGCCTTCAGTGTCAATTGCCATCTGTTTAATTTTGCCGCGCAAATCGGGCAATTCAGACGGCGGTACCCAATCGCTCTCAGGCGGAAAGAGCCAGCCCTGCCCTTTCGCCATAACCGTCTTGCTCATTCTTTCCCCCAATGTTCACGAAACTGTTCGCGCATAACCCATTTTGAGTCGTTCTCATGCCAGTAATACAAACCGTGATATTCTGGCAGCAGACCATCCTCATATTCCTTGTGGTTCAATTCTCGACGCAATCGAGGCAGATGTGTCCAGAGGTCAGAAGGGGTCTTGCGTCGATCTACAATATGGTAGCCACGTCCACGCGATGTGGTGACCATATAATAGAGGCGGTGCTCCGATTCGATGTCAGTCTCCGATCTAATGCCGTCATCGAGCCGGACATCTTGTGGCTGTTTGAGCTCCTCTTCTGGACCGAAGCGCTGGCCTGCATGATGGCCGCCATTCTCAGGCGTGCCCGGTCGATTGACCTCGACCCAGTTCTTAAATATTTCTGCAATCGTTATCGGTGGCCCTTTATACACAGGAACCGCACGAGCCTGCATCTCGCTCTCGATCAGCAACAAGTAGCGGCGCAGGTCGCGGAGCTCAGCCAGGGCAGAGCCATCCTGGCCAGTCTGATCAGCCTCGATGGCGGCAAAGATGTCATAGGCGTAGCGGCTGACAATCTGCTCGATGCGGTCCCATTTTCTGGCACACATCATAAAGGCGCCAACACCACCACGCTTCTTCCAGCTACCCATGTAGGTGCTCTCCTTGCGCCGAAGCTCACGCAGGTCTTCTTGCGTGACGGATTCAAGATGATCCATATGGTTCATGATTTGCTCCTTCGTAATTGCGACTGTTTTCACGAAGTCAAATTCAAGTATTTCTTTCGCGCGTTTAAGTGCGTCATCGACAGTTCCATCGAACGCATAAAAAGCGCAGCGATCAACTTCTATTTTCCATTGACTATTCCCGGTGCGGCTCATCTGGTACTTCCGCGATTCCGCAACCATTGATTCACCACGCCAGATAAGTCGTGCTTCGCCGCCAGCGTCTGGGCTGCGGCCATTGTGTCACGTGTTATCGGACCAGCATATTTATTCCCCAGATTTTCCTCCATATCGCCATATTCATGCATCTCAAGCAGGTCGGCAATCTTGACCTGGACAAGTTCGAGCTCGGATAATTCGGGTAGGCGCAGATCAAGATTGCGCAGGCCGGTCTGTTCAGCAATGTCCATCGCCGCTTTCAAACCAGGGGTGCGTCTCTTTACCATGAAAGCAATATCGCCAGCCCAGAGCTCCCCGCTGTCATGGTGCAAGGCATAATAGAGTACGTCGGCGCGAGGCAAGCCGAATATCTCGACAAAGATAGTAGCCACGCGCCAGCAATGTGCGGCGACAGTCTGATTGGTTATCGTTGGCCAGCAATGGTAGCGTTGCACCATGCCAGCAAGGAAGCGGCTTGTATAGACCCGGTCACGATCCATGACGCTCCAACCACTCTGTGCAAGCGATTCTCCAGTCCAGAGCGGTGATCTGATGAGCAGACCACAGAGCCTGGGTCTTCTGTCCAGTCTTGTATTGATGGTGGGCAACCATCATATGGGTCAACACCTCATAGAACCAGCGATTGACATACACGTCACGAAACTCTCTGGTGTCGTAGCAATCCATAAATTTCTGAATGTCACGGTCAATCTCGTTGGGCTTCTCGAACATCACCATCGGCGCAGAGCGGTCATCATCAACTTCTTCATTTTCGTATTTTTTGAGCTCAGAGAGATAAGCATGATAGTTGTTGGACAACTGGTACATCTGCCCAACTTCAACCTCGATGCGCGCCGCGAGATATTCCTGCAAGATTGAAAAGTGGACGGCATTGGCTCCATGTGCACCCCAGATTGCGTCATTGCTGCGGCAGCACGCCGTCAGGTCTAGCTGGCCTTTGTGGATGCGCAGATAGATGTGAGTGTTGCATGGGCGATCATTCCAGGCACCATCGAGGTCAGATGCGCCGTAACAATCCCACATCTGGATGACACACTGGCGAGTTGAAGGCTCTCTCTGTAGTTTCTTAACTACAAAATCAAGCTGATCAAGACCAAATGCACTGCGCCAGCGGCGACCGTAGGCACCATGGATAGTGCCATCTTCCTCGCCATAGCGGGAACCGAAGCCTTTGATGAAGCCATTCAACGGCGCAGCATCATCACGGCCAGCGAGCATCCAGATGGCCTCGAAGAGATGGAAGAATGGATTGGCGTTACGCACGGATGAGAACAGCACCCGTTCGCACGGTCGCTCGGTCACCGTCATGACTGGGCTAGGCATCACGATCACCGGACCATTGCGCGAATCTTCCTTTATGCCCTGATCGCTCAGGAGTCTCAGTCCGGCAGGTAGAGCCTCACATACGTTTTTAACCTGTAGGATGATCATAGTGCGAGTAACTCCTTGCAGCGGAGGAACGCCTCCTCACGGTCTAACCTATAGACCTTTATCCCTGGTGCCTGCGAAGTGCGCAACCGATCATAGACCCGTTTCAGGGAATCTACGCGTTGCACGGTATTTTTCTCAGACAGAGGTTTGACATTGCCCCGCGCTTCGCGGCGAGCGCGAATATCAGCCAGGCATTGCTCAACTGGAGTGGTGAGGAAGATGATGTGGGTCTCCTGCAGTCGCGACACAGCGATGGTCTGGGTTACTTCATCGCTGAATAACAAACCTTCCCATAGAATGTCACATTCTGGTTCGTTGGCTGACGCAGCAGCTAGAAGTTGTTTGAAGCCCAATTCGCGAGTTACCGTGTCTGCTCCCCCACCATGAACAGCCTCATAATGTCCAAGAATAAAGAGGGGTCGATGACCATTATTAGTGTAGAGGCAACTCATAGGTTGTCTCTCTTCTGGTTTGAACAGATTGAGAACTCGGTTCGGATAATAAGCAAGGATGCGTCGCGCCAAATGCGATTTGCCGCTGCCGGATGTACCGCGAATATTTATGGCGGTCATGATTGCCTTCTCTCTTTATGCCATTGTTTCATTCTTTCAGATAGCTCTAGTCGCTTGTTGGGATTTGCATCCCACCAGGGCTTCTTCATTTGCCTCATAGTCTCAGAAAGCAACCGTCGTTTATCTGGGTTTATTTGCCACCATCGCGCTCCAACTCGACCTTTTAAGACTGCATCTTGGGTGTTATCTTTTGCGGTGCCTAGAAACAAATGATTTGGATTGCAACAACCGGGATTATCGCACTCATGACAGACGTGCAATTCTTTGGGATAATCGCCGAAGGCTAAATGATAGGCCAAGCGATGAGCTAACCACTGTTGCCCACAATACATAACTTGGATGTAGCCACCATTAGTCTTGCTGCTGGCATCTTGCCAATCCCAGCAACCATAAGGCTGTTTCTTTACGTGGCTCAGTAATTCATTGATGGTTTCTAGCATCTAACAACTCCATGAGCCGTTGGGCGGCAGCTGCTCGATCCAGATTATGTACCGTTGCGCCCAGCTGTTTCACCTTGTAGGCAAAATTGCGGGCGCGCACAATATTGCCCTCCACATTACCCCAGCTACGTGTGAATGGCTCCTGGCCACGACGGGCACGGCGCTCATTGATACTTAGTTTACACACCGCTAAAGAGGTTGTCAAGTGTATGACGTGAAAAGGAATCTTCTGTTGCACACACCTGTTGGTCAGGTCGAGGCCACGCGTGTGATTCATCACAAACAGGCCTTCGAAGACCACATCGTGGACTTTCGCCATTTCCCAGACCATGCCGTACCAGAAGGCCACATCTTTGACGCAGTCGCAGCCACCACTA